CCCAAGGCCCAGAGCTGGGCCGAAAAGAATGAGTGGTTTGGTCAGGACGAAGTCATGACCTACGCCGCGTTTGGGATTCACCGCAAGCTCGTCGAAGAAGAAGGCTTTGACCCAACAAGCGATGAGTATTATACTGAGATCGATCGGCGGATGCGTGTGGAGTTTCCACAAAAGTTCGCCGCCAAGAAATCGAGCACGAAGAGTCAGGTCGCCTCTGCTGGTTCTTCTGCGTCTCGCACCAACAAACAGGGGCGCCGGTCGGTAAAGCTGTCACCGTCGCAGATTGCCATCGCGAAGAAGCTCAATGTTCCTCTTGAGGAATACGCGAAATACGTGAAGGAGTAAGTGACAATGGCTGACAGAACACCCCGAGCCGCAGAAACCCGCGACAAAACGCAACGTCGCAAACCTTGGGCGCCGCCCAGCCACCTCGATGCTCCTGATCCCCCTGCGGGATACAAGCATCGCTGGATTCGAACCGCAATGCGGGGCGAGGAGGACAAAGTGAACGTCCATGCCAAGCTTCGTGAAGGATGGGAACCCGTCCGTGCGGATGAGTATCCGGATCAAAACTATGCTTCGATCGACGAAGGTCGATACGCAGGCATTATCGGGAATGGTGGTCTGATGCTGTGCCGCGTACCTGAAGAAACAGTGCAGGAAAGAGCCGCGTATTACGGGAACCGGACCCGCGAACAAATGCAAGCTGTGGATCAGGACCTGATGAGGGATGAACATCCCTCGATGCCGATCACAAGAGATCGGCGCAGTCGTGTCACGTTCGGTGGTCGCAGTAGCGACGCCGACTAATTGAAACTGAAGGAGCTATACCATGGCTAACATCAATGGTGCCTTTGGTCTTCGTCCTATCGGCAAGATGGGTCAGAACACCAACAGCACCGGTGCCACTGAGTATCGCATTGCCTCCAGCAACACGAATGCGATCTATCAGGGCTCTCCTGTTATCCCGCTCGCCGCCGGTGTCATTGACATCGTTGGCGCGGACGCAGGCGGCACTGTGGGTCTGCTTGGTGTTTTCTGGGGCTGCGAATACGTCTCGTCGGTCACCGGTGAAAAAGTCTTCTCGAACTACTGGCCGGGGACGGGTGCAGACTCGAACTTCCCCGTCAAGGCGTTCGTGTATGACGATCCCGCCCAGCTGTTCCTGATCGCGACGTCGAACGTCGTGGCAGCGGCTGACACCGAAGCCGAGGTTCGTGCCGCAGTGTTTGCAAACGCAAACTTTGCAGACGGCACCGCCGGTTCGACGACCACGGGTCTGTCGAGCGCAACGCTGGACCTCAACACCATCGCCACCACCAACACGCTGAACATGCGGATCATGGGCGTCCTCGACGACCCGGAAAACTCCGACTTCACCGCGGCTGGTGTGGGCATCATCGTTCGTCTGAACAACCACTTCAACTCGCCGAACGGCGCGATTGCTGGTGGCACTGTTTCGACGACTGGCGTGTAAAGGAGGTCTGAGTTATGGCTATTTCTCGCGCACAACTTGCGAAAGAGCTCGAACCGGGTCTCAACGCTCTGTTCGGCATGGAGTATGGTCGCTACGAGAACCAGCACTCCGAGATCTACACCACCGAATCTTCGGATCGTGCATTCGAAGAAGAAGTGATGCTCTCGGGCTTCGGTGCTGCTCCGACCAAGTCGGAAGGCTCGGCGATCACGTTCGATGAGGCGACTGAGGCGTACACCGCGCGCTACAACCACGAAACCGTGGCGATGGCGTTTGCACTGACCGAAGAGGCCATTGAGGACAACCTCTATGACCGCCTCGGCAGCCGCTACACCCGCGCGCTGGCACGTTCGATGGCCCACACCAAGCAGGTGAAAGCCGCGGCTGTGCTTAACAGCGCCTTCGATGGTGGTGCAACGGCAATCGGCGACGGCAAAGCTCTCTGTGCAACGGACCACCCGCTCACCAGCGGCAGCACGTTTGCCAACGAGCCCACCACTCCCGCCGACCTGAACGAGACGTCGCTTGAGGACGCCCTGATCAGCATCGCCGGTTTCGTTGACGAGCGTGGTCTGAAGATTGCCCTTCGCGGCATGAAACTGATCGTGCCTCGCCAGCTGCAGTTCGTGGCCGAACGTCTGATGGTGTCGAACCTGCGGGTTGGCACGGCAGACAACGACGTCAACGCGCTGAAGTCCATGGGCATGCTGCCCGAGGGCTACGTGGTCAACGACTTCCTGACCGACCCGGATGCATTCTTCATCAAGACGGATGCTCCCCGCGGCTTCGTGCACTTTGAGCGCACCCCGCTCAGCACGGGTATGGAAGGAGACTTTGACACCGGAAACATGCGTTTCAAAGCACGGGAGCGTTACAGCTTCGGTGTTAGCGATCCGCGCTGTGTGTTCGGTTCGCCGGGCGCTGCGTAAGCGGCATCTGGATAGTGAATCCGAAAGGGCGGCTTCGGTCGCCCTTTCTTTTTGTTTGCAGCTCATGTATCCTACCCCCATCCCTGACAGCCCGCATGGTGCGCGCTGACACTAGCCACGACAGGAGACTCCAATGGCTAATACGACTTTCTCTGGGCCGGTACGCTCGGAAAATGGTTTCAAGTCCATCACCAAAAACTCGACGACCGGTGCAATCACCGAGATCACGACCATGGGCGGAGCTCCGGTAGCTCTCGCTGACGGCGATGTGACCCTGACCAATGCGACCCACAGCGGCCGCGTTCTGGTTGTTCCGGATGGCGGACAGGACAACACCTACACGCTGCCCACCCCGGTCGCAGGTGCAATGTTCACCTTCGTCTACGGCGGCGCAGCAGCTGACGCCACGGACTTTATCGTGGACGCAGGTTCGGACACCAACTTCTTCGTGGGCAATGTCGCATTCAACGACACCGACGATGGCGCAGCCTCTGTTGTTTTTGCTGACGGCGATTCGAACAGTGTTCTGCAGGTCAATGTTCCGGGGTCCGCGGTGATCAATGTGATGGCCAAGGACGGCACCAACTGGTACGTCTGGGGTTCGGTCACAGGCGCCACTGCCCCCGCCTTCTCCGACCAAGCGTAAGGGGGTCGAACATGGCCGGCTCTGACGTAAAGGCCAAATTTATCGAGGCCGACACCAACGCAGCAGACGCGGACAGCGTCTGCACTGCGGAAACCCTGTCCGGGGGTGGCGTGCAAGCCATCCCCATCGACGGTGCCGATGCCTCTGGCGGCGTGGCCACATTCACTGCGGCGCGGAAAATCACCGTGACAGCTTCGGGTGCCGATAGCGCACGCACGGTGACGGTGACGGGCACGGATGTGAACGGCGACGCGCAGACGGAAGCGATTGGGGTAACGGCTTCCGGTGTGTCCACTGGAACCTTGTACTTCCGCACTGTTACTGCGGTCACCGTGGATGACGACACAGTGGGCACCCTGTCTGTTGGCATGTCCAACGACGCGTTGGACGTGATCTTTGCCGAGCGGGCGCGACTCAAGGGGGCGTTCATCGTCAACTCTGACACCGCTGGGGTTCTCACCTTCACGAATGGCAGCGCTACGGGCACCGAAAAACTAAAGCTGGGCACGGTTGCTTCTGCAACAGCCGAGCGCGATGTAACCATCCCGTCCGAAGGGATCATGTTTGAAGCGGGTTGCTTCCTGCCATACACGGCAGGCACAACCGTCTTCACGAACATGACGGCCTTTCACGCGTAAGAGGTTCACTCGATGGCTCATGAGATCCGTTCCATCTCGCAGGTCGGAACCTCGGAGCCGTTTGAGCTTCAGGTGGCCCGGGGCCAGATCCCGGGCCACCAATTTATACACCGGCTCGGTCGCGTGCCGCAGATGTCGATCAACACCACGGGCACTGTTTGGGACGTCGATGACACAACTTATCCTTGGAGTGCTTGGGACACCGCTGGCACTATAACGGTAAGTCGTGCAGATGCTGGGGATGCGGATAAAAAAGTCATAATCACCGGATTGGATGCGGACTATAACCCCGTGTCGACCACTATTACGTTGACCAACGCCACAGGCAATACATCCTCGATAGTATTTAAGCGTCTGAATGAGATTCGCATGAACGGCACCTCTGGAAACGTGGGTCAGATTAACGTGTTGAAGGGGGCGACTACCGTTGGTCGAATTGTTGCCGGAGTAGGCCAGTCTCTAAAAGGGACTTACACAGTTCCAGCTGGCTTTACAGCCTACATTACCCAAGGCGTTATGACCATTCGAAGCGGGGCCGACGCCACAGGCACATTTTTCTATCGTCTTCCCAACGATCGGTTTGTGATTGGCCACACGTTTGAGGTCGCCAGTTCAGAATACACCTACGCATTCACTTGCCCACTGGCTCTTCCAGCAAAAACTGATGTGGATGTCCGCGCTTCGGTTCGTACAAACAACGCCCTGATCACCGCGGCGTACGACATCATTCTCATTCAAAATGCGGGGCCGCTCTGATGCCGAAGATCGACAAAGACAGCATGAAGTGCAATAAACCCCGTCGGCAAAAGTCTGGCGGAAAAAAGTTTGT